CTAAAAGCTTTTCACCGCCGTTGGGTCGGGCTGTACCTAAAGACGTATAACCGTTTATTCGTCTGTATCCACCATCAGGGTCTACTTCAAAGTTTAAAAGCTCTGTAGCAAATCCCGGCTGTCCAAGCATTTCAAGCTGGTTGAGGTTAGTGTTTAACCCGCCTCTACATGAAATACCAAAAGGTTGTGAAGCTGCCATATTATACGAATCTCACTCGGTCATCTGTGATGTATGTTGGTACAGGTTCTATTAAGTTTGATTTCATGCTTCGTAACCCTTTTTTGTAGTCGTCTAATGCAAAAGCTGCTGACTGGGGGTTGTCTTTAAACTGCCACATGTAATATCTGGCTTTAGCGATTAGCACAGGAGAGTACATGTCTGGAAATAATAATGTGTCTGAGTGTGCGCTAAGTCTTGTTGGAAGGTTCCAAGCAAAGAACCAAACGCGATATGTCTTGTCCGGTATTGGACTCAATCCAAACTTACGTGCGTCTGGACTGCGGATGACGCGAGAAGGCTCACCAAAGGCTTGCGAATCTGCATCATCTAAATTTTCTGGGACTCTGTAAAAAGTTTTCCACTCTTCGGTGGTAGTGAACTTCAAGTTTCCCGCTGTGTGTGGGGCTGTTTCCCCTGACACTCCTACTGTAGTAAAGTAGAAGTTATCCCAATCTATTGACCCGTAGTCTGTTGTTATGTCAGAGCTTGAGGCTTTCAGCTCATACCATCTTGTACCTGCTGTAGTTTCTACGTATACGTTTCCGTACATGGGGTCTGTTTGACCACTTTCAGCAACAGACAGAAAAGGCCATTGCGGTTCAGCATTTATAATATCAAAATAAGCTCTATTAATATTGTCTTTAGCATGCTGCTGTACACTTTTAGCTTGCGCGAAGTTACTAGCTGTAAGCGTGACTTCATTCAACTCACGTAAAAGTTCATTTGTTAAATCTAAGTAAGTTGTAGACATATAATATTTAGCCTTTTAATTTATTAAAGATTGGGGGCCTTTTACAGCCCCCGCACTTATTTAGATACAGCTTATACGTTGTAGAACGCACCAACGAGTGCTTCGTCACGAAGGACTTTAACACCGAATACGTGCAAACCACGACAGATGTCACCGAAGCTATCTGGGTCACGAATGACTTCAGTGCTGGTGATAGTCTGTGCAGTACAAATAGCTGACATGTGTCCAGCTAGAATCTTGCCATCAGCGTTGCTTGGAGAAGCTACGTTGTTAGACTTGTACATGCTGAAGCCACGTAGCTTACCAGAAGTAACGAGACCGTTACGGATGGAGCCTTGACCAGCATTGAAGTCAACAGACAATAGCTTAGAGCCAGACTGAGACAGTTCTTCGTAGAAGCTAGGAGGTGCAACTACCCAACGACCTTCTTCTGGTACGTTCTGCTCGTCAAGAAGACGGGCAAACTTAGCCAGCAAATCAAGAGGGTCAGTTACGTCTAAGCCAACTGCGCCTGAGCCGTCATATACGCCAGCACCGAGGTGAGTGGCGCTATCAGTACCGAGAGTATGGTCAGGGCTAGAAGCAGATAGACCAGAGAATCCAGCAGCAATTACAGCAGTGTCAAATGCGTCACGCAAAGCGTAAGCAGCAGATGAAGCAGCAACTTCTTTAAAGTTTACGTGAGACATAGAAGTTTCGATGTCGTCTACGATGAACTTGAAAGCGTTGGCTGTGTCAACAACCAGATTGATTTCTTGGTCAGTTAGCTTAGTAGCAGTAGTGTCGCTACCACGAGTATAGGCGCTAACGCTAATTACTGGCTCTTTAATGATTCGTACAGAATCACCGAAGGCAGAGATTTCACCTTCATAGTCAGTGTTAGTAATAGCTTCTGCAACCGATGCTTTACGGAAGAAGTTAAGAACTTTCTTCGAGTAAACAGCAGGCAAGAAGTACGAATTAGTCTGTCCAGCGACAGAGTTCGCAAAGTTAGCATTTGTATCTGTTGAAGGTTCAAAATATTGAGCCATGTTATGTTTTCCTTATTAAAAGACAATTATAAATTTAAGCTACTACTCTGCCTTCTATAATGGCCGAATCAATTTCTTTTTCATACTTATCATAATCAGCCATAGACAGGGCAGCAATTTCCCGTTGTGACCATACTTTAGCTTCTTTAGCATCAACAGTAGTTGTTTTAGTTGATACCATATCAGCCGCCGAAGCTTTGGTCGAAGTTTGTGACTTTTGCGAAGTACCTTTAGAAACTTGAATACCACTTTCTAATTTATATAAATCAATAGCTTTGACTGCTAACTCTACGTTATCTGGATTATTATACACCCACTCCTGAATACTTTCCGGCTGTGACTTAGCCCACGAATGGAATTCATCACTTTGTCGAATATCTGAAAAGTCAGGATGTGCGGAGTAAAGAGTTTGTTCTGCTTCTTTACGTGCAATCTTGGCTTCACGTTCTTCAAGTGCTGAGAGTCTATCATTAGTCTCTACAGCGGGTGTCGGTTCTACATACTCGTCTTGAACTTGTTCTGCTTCAACTGCATCCTCGTGACGAACGGCCTGTTCAGTTTGCTGTGTCATTCGAGCTTCGGCTTGAAGTTCTTGTTCTTTCTGTTTAAACTCGTTAATCTTAGTATCGTAGTGTTTTTTTAAGTCGTCGTATCGCTTTTTATAATTAGCGTTTTCTTCATCAGGGGCTGCTTTAGAGGTGGCCTGACTAGGTTCGTGGTAAACTCCATCAGCACTTTGAAAAGGAGCGTCTTGTTTGCCGCCATAGTCTTTTCTCATGTTGTATGGATTTGCCGTTTCTTCTTGTTGTGTTTCTTGTACTTCACTCATTGTCACTGCTCCTTTTGGGGCTTGTCGTCTTTTCAAGGTAGCTACTTAACTCGCGACTGCTAAATAGGGCTTGATACTACAAGGTGGCCTCTAGGTTAAAGGTTGTGATAAGGGGCCTTTCGGGTGGCCTTATCTATTTTTTCGTACACTAGGCATTGCATTCGCTGCAAGCATTTGGTCGTGGACTGCCTTATCAGGGTCTGTCATCTCGTCCTGCATGCCGCTAAGAATGCTTCCGCCCATGTACTTTTGCATCAGACCTCCATCATAAGCACGTTCAGCATCATCCATCATAGTTTGAAGCTGTTCTGTGCCTAGTTGGTCTGTTGCTTTTTTGGTGAAAACAAATTCACCNTCCGATAGCCTTGCAGGTATCGAATCTGATGTGCCTGTTCCGGGGCCTTCTACGGCTCCGTCACCTGCAAACTCTCCGGCTATATCCATGACTTTATCAAAGATGTCGCCTAAACGCTCATCGCCTTCTAGAGCGTTTAATAAATATTCTTGGTCTTCAGTGCTTAGGGCTTCGTCTAATACAAAGCCTGCATACTCATCTTCCATTTCATCGTCTGGTAGCTGTGAAGCTTCTACAGCAGCCATCTCTTCGGGTGGAATGTTGTCGTATGTATCTACAGGCATGTCGGGGGCCATTAACGAACCGCCTTCTGCTTTTTTTATTTTTTTATTTTCTCTATACATTTCGCCTGCTTTACGTAGCACAGGCTCGAGAAGGTCTACAAGCCCTTTAGGCGGCCCTTCAGAGCCGGGAATATATTTCATAATTTCCACTATAGCTTTATCAGCACCGTCCTCACCTGATTGTAATATATTTTCTAGCTTTTCTTTTTTTTCAACATTGCCGCCTTCTGCATATCCTGTATTTGTAATAGGAGCGTTGTTGCTTGGCTCAATGGGGTCAGGGCCTTCTAGGTTACTTATGCTTGCCTCTGGTTCTTGACCTAAAGGGTCGCTAGTGGAAGCAGCTTCTTTCGCTCCAAGTAAGCCTCCATCTAAAACTTTTTCTATTATGCCGCCTAAAAACTTGCCGTCACGGTCTTCGTTTTCAGCATCCATTTTTTGTAGGGCTTCAGAGATTGTGCTTCCCTCAAAGCCTCTTTCGACTTCTTGCCATCGCCCCATTATTCTTTGTTTGTCTTTGTCGGTTTCGGCTTTGTCCATAGACTCTTCCATAGCTTTATAAAGGCTTATGTACTTGTCAGCGTCTGAAATTTCTCCACCCTCTTTCTTTTCTACTCTTTCTTCCATGCTTGCAAACTTAGTTAGCTTTTTAAAATCTTTTTGCGATAATAAAGGCTTAGACTCTTGTTCAAGCTGTACTCTGTGTAGGTCAGTAATAAACTCAGCAATGGTCTCTTTAGAATCTACAATAGGCGAGTCAGCAACTTCGCTTAGAGATTCCATGATGAACTGCTTGTCCATCTTTTTGTTTCCACCCTGAAAATCAAAAGAGTTTACAAGCTTTGTAGTATCTTTTAAATTTTCTACTGCTGCTACAGGTTCCTGTGTCTCTGTTTCTGGCTTTACTTTGGATACGGCATCTGCCATCTCTTCCATTTCTACAGGCGTTGTGCGCTCTGGACTACGTGCAGCTACAACATCTTTACGTGCTTCGGATAGTAATGAATCTGCACCCTCTGCTGCTGCTTGAGCTACTGAGCCTACTGCATATTTTAGTTTAGGTACTTTCATTACTTTTCCTCTTTTCGTTTCTTGGCTTCAATAGCCTGTTCTTTAAGATTCATTAAGTTAGCCAGTGAACTCGCTTTCCCCTGCTTGCGGTACATTTCCAGTTCCGATGTTGCCACCGCCAGTCCCTGTAGCTCCAAGTTCCGGAGGTTGTTCAGGTGTTCCTTCAACGCCCCCCATAGCTCCTGATTGTTGACCAGCGGCCCCAGCCTGTTCGCCATTTCCTTGTCCAGCATTTTGCGCTCCTATGATTTGTGCCATGATTGCAGCTTCTTCAGGGTCATTAAGAATCTCGTCAGGGTCGAGGTCAAGGCTGTAAGCCAACTCGCTAACAATCTTAGAGATTTTAACAAACGGAGCAATCGCAGGGTTTTGTGCGGTTTGGAGAAACATTGTCAAACGCTGACTACGTACTTCTTTCTGCATCAAGCTGTTTGTACCCATAGCCCGTACTTCGAGGTCTCCTTGAATATCTAACTCTCCCTCAAAGAACTGCATGTTCCATTGGTAGTAAGCTTCACCTAGAGGCTTGAGTAAGAAGTCATCAATGTTCTTAATAACTGTTTTGATGTTTAAAGACGCTGCACCTAATAGCATTGACATACCAGATGCAGTGCGGGTCATACTCTGTACGCCTGTTTGTCCGTGTGAGTAGCTTGGAATACCTGTTTGTTCGTCTGCAAGCTGACGGAACTTGTCAAACATCATCATGTTTTCTTGTGATGTATTGGGAAACTTAACGCCGTGAATAGCCTGTCCCGGCATTCCAGCCTGTCGGCGGAATACTTTTCCGGGATAGATGTCCATGCTTTGACCACCAACGAGTGCAGACTCATCTACGTCAAACACTAATGAGCCTGACAGCGCAAGGTTATCAATTGCCATTCTTGCGTGACCGTTCATTATTTGTTGAGAGTCGTCCATATTCTCTGCAACACCAATACCAAAGAAAGAATAAGGATTACGTTCGTAAGGAAAGGCGTTGTAGGGTAATCTGTAAGGAGTAAATGGATTAACGACACCCCTAAGAAGCTTTCCATTGCTAACCCAAGCATTAACTTGAACTTCATCTAAGTCGTCCACTTCATCGGGGAGTTCCATTCCAACTTCTCTTGCATATTCGGCATCCATGATTCCCCAATATTCTAACACTTCAAACTGTCCAGACCCGAAATCTTCTGTTCGACTGTCGTCCTTAAGCTCAGACTCATAATCTTTTTCAGTATAGTTCGGCCCCATCTGCAAGCAACCACGTATTGCATCTTTGTTGAAGAAAGGCATTTTAGCTAATGCACGTAGTTGAGACTTATTCATTTTGTGTCTATGAACAATGTACTCACAGTCTTCTATGCTTGTTGCGCTAGGGTCTGGGAAGAAATCCCATATGCTTACAAACTCAATGCGTGGGACTCGTACTTCAAGAGGCTCGTAAGTTCGAGAGCCTTCTTCGTCTGATGTCCATCGACTTAAAGTTTTATTGTAGTTGAAAGGGCCTTTAACAATTCCAGTTCCAAATAAAGCTGACTCTAGCAGAGCGTTACGCAATTCGCTTGAGCCTCCCGATTCTTCAATCTGGTCGTGGATTAAAGTCTGCATGTTACGTGCTGCTTCCTTAGCCGGAGAACGCTCAAGCACTTGTGGGTCTGGGGAAGCTCCTTCTTTAAAGATTAACTTAGCTTGTTCAATAGCTTCAGTTAGTGTATCCTTAGTTGCTGAAAGTGTGGCTCCCGGCCCTAATACTTGTCCATCTCCCTCGTAACCTACATCGTAAGGACTTTTTGGCTTTTGGTCTTCTTGAGGCTCTTGGTAGCTAGGCGCACTAGTTTCTATACTGCCTGCACCGCCTTCGAGGTGTGTATACTTTGCAATTCCTTCAGGCAGTCGAGTTTCTCTTACGCCTATTGGAAATTGACCTGTACCAAAAATAACGTCTATTAGTTGACCAAAGGCTGCTAACACTTTTGTTTTTGTTACTTTTACGAATACTTTAGATTTTTCAGATGCTCTGAACCTTATATTTTTATTGTACATACCACGAAAGTTATGATAGGCTTTAAGCCATCTTCTTTCGTCTGCATCTCGTGCTTGTTCTGCGGAAGCATAACGGTCTTGTACTAAACCCACAAAACGGTTACGGACATCTTCTTCTAGGTCTAACTCTAATCCACCTGCAGTTTCTTCTTCTGCAAAGTAGATTTCGTTAGCTGTTCCGTACTCTTCGTTTTCTTCAGTCATTTATTAATATCCAAATGTCGAGTCAGACGGCGTAAAGTGTGATTCTTTTCTAAACTGCCTGAGTTGCTGTATCGTATCGTTGATACGGGGCCTAGCCATTATTAAGTATCTTAGTGCATCGTATGCGTGGTCTGATGCGTTTGTATCTACGTCTTCTGGCTTGGACTTATCTAAAGGAATACTCTGTAGCTCTCTTATTAGATTAGGACAAGTGTTGAATATTTGTATCTTAGGTCTTCCACTTGCTTTTAATCTTAAGTATTCGTGTATCTGTATTTTACCCTGTATTCTGTTCTTGTCTGCCCTTCTGAGCTTATGTCCGGCTTTCTGAAGCGTTTCTCCTACGGTTGGGCCTGTAGTACCTGTTCGACTCCAACACGCTGTATCAAGCACTCCGGCAACGCTAAAGGGGTCTTCATATTCCATTTCTGTTAGCATGTTAGCTAAGTCAGTACCTAAGAGACCTTTGCGGTACAACTCACGATAGATTATTAATGTTCCATCGCTAGGGTCTACTGCACCCCAAACACAAGCACTCTCTGACGCATATCCGTAATCTATTCCTTTGCTTCGTTCCCAGTGTATAGGAATCTCAAAAGGCGTTATTACGTGGTCAAACGGATTAAACTCTGTGAATGCTGCGCCTTCTGCAACATCCCAATTACCGTCCAACAACTGTTTGCGTTGTGTGGGCGGTAGAGCATTAAGCATTTGCTCGTATCGTCCGTCTTTAGCTAAGTAAGGATTATCCTGTAACCTAGCGGGTATAAACTTTCTTGTTAAACCATCAGAGCCTCTAAAACTTTCATTAGGGGGCGCTGGGTCTATGTATCTTTTCTTTACCCAGTTTGCTCCCGAACCTCCGGGATTTGCTGTACAGCGCATGTACGTTTCAATTTCTGGGTCAGTAGTTCTTAACCTCGAAGCTAGGTAATTCCAAGCAAACTCTGTGGGGAGATGTGTAATCTCGTCAAAGCCTATGAAGCTATAGGCTTGTCCTTGGTAGCGATAGACATCTGCGTCACGCTCCAAGAAACCAAACTCCATCTTTGCTCCGCTTGGAAAGTTCCAGAGCTTCTCTACTTCTTTATACTTACATCCGGGAAATGCTTTTGGGTACAGTTCTCGGCTCTTGTCTATTAGTTCTCTCAGTTCTGGCATAGAGCGTCTGAGTATTAAGGCTCTGTGTGCTGACCTGTGTGCAAAACGAAGGGGGTCAATAATCATAGCATATGACTTACCACCCCCCGCTGCTCCGCCGTACAAGACATCCGTTTCACCAGCGGCCAAAAAATCTTCCTGCGGCCCTACATTAGCCTTAAAGATTACATCCTCTTGTGCTGCAGCTTGCAATGCTGGTGGGATGTTTTCCAACTCTTCGGCGCTTACGAGTTTTGGTGCTTTCTCGTTTTCGAGTTTGTCGAGAGTCTTTTTAGTTTTGCTTATAGACTTCTTGTAATTATCTATTTTGTTTTGCGCTGCTTTTAGTTTCTTTTCTTTTTCTTTTACGCTGCGCTTTGCACTTTGTTTAGCTTTTGTTTCCGAGTGGTAGGTGTAACCTCTACCTTGTGAGCCTAATGGCCTTCCTCCTTTCTTGCGTGGAGTTCCATCAGTCTTAAGTTTAAAATTCCCTTCTTCATCGGTTAAGTAGTTTTCGGGGTTTATGTCCCAATCATTCTTTTCGCTGTTCGGCAATTTTCTTTAACCCCATATGTGAGATTGAGCGTCCAGTCTCGTGAGTCAACCACATGCTGCCTTCTCTTAGGCTTAGTGTCTTGTCTCTAATCATCGGTAGCACTTTATTCAACACGCTTAGTTCTGCGGGTATTGCTTCTAACATTTGGTTATTGGACTCGCTTAGCTTATAACCAAACGGAATAGTGCTACTCGACCTCCGAATATTCTCCATCTATCACTACCTCTTTCTTGGCGGGTATAATAAATAAACCTCCACCTGCGTTTACGTTTACATCGAGGCGTTCTGTTTTACCTAAGCCTACACGGTCTAGGATTTGCTGTGCAGCTTGTATACGCATGTTAGCTTGTGGTACTGGTTCTGTGCTATCCATTATCTGGATTAGCTTAGAAGCTGCTTTAGGTGCATTGAGAGCTAGTATGTTTGTAGCTATATCTAGTATTTCAGACTTCAATGCTTTTACTACAGCGTAATGTGTACCTTCTGCATAACCAGCTAGTTCTGCTGCATGCTTAACATCTCCACCACAAGAAGTAAGATTATCCAAGAAGGATTGTTGTTTTGTGGTAAGTTGTTTATCAGGCATTCAGACTTCCTAGTCTTTTAAACTGTATATACTCTAGTATACCCGTAATATAGGGGTTTGTCAAGTTTTTTATTACTTATTTTTATAAAAAAAACTTGACAAGTGGTCGATTTACGGGTATAATAGACATTAAGCCCCCCGGGTTTATAGCATATGTATACTGCACACCTCCCTTTAAAGCCTTGATAGCCGCCCAACTACCCCGCTTCCCTCCCCCTTTGAAGACTTTTAAGCTGCGGGGCTATCTGGTTTACATGGCATATCTTCGTAAAATGTATATGATTGTATATATATCCCAGTACCCCCCCATGGCAGCTTGCCCACCCTCTGAAGTCTCTCAAGACTTCAAAGTTTTTCCAGAGATTCCATAGAATCTTAATGCGTCATCACAGGCTATGATGCCTGAAAGACTTTAAAAGTCTTAGAGCCGACCTCCTAGATTTTCTAGTTTACAAAACTAGAGAGAGATGCAAAAGTTTTTAAAGCTTTAGCTTTACTCCAGAGACTTCCAATCATTTCAACAACTTACAAACTTTTTAGTCTACGACTAACCAACCTCCCTTGAGACTTTTAAAGTCTCCTTAGATTCTATCGCCTGCAGGAAAATCCCGATAGGGATTCGCCAAGAATTTTAGTAACCTTATAAGCTATAAAAGCTTATAAGGTTACTAATAAAGTATCCTTATATTTAATATTTAAAAAGAAGTTCAGAATGAACTTTTTAAATATTAAATATAAGGATACTAAAATGCTGACTTCAAACTTCAAAAACATCGACGCTAACCAAATTGCAACTGCCCGTCAAGTCTATGGTGTTGCCTGTCATTTTGCAAACATCCATGCCAAATCTCCATCGGAGAGATACGGATTGACCAAAGTTTTCAATGCGGTGATAAACAAGTTTTACAAAGACGCTGATAGCTTTATGACTCATGGCGATGTCTCTGAGTTCAGAGAATGGGATTGTGTTCCAGAGCAATTCAGCCACATGATAAAAGCTACAAAGAAGCCAAAGGCTTCCAAGAAGCCAAAGGCTAAAACAGATTGGTCTCGACCCTCCAAAGAGGCTTTAGATATTGTTGCTAGAGTAGAAGCAAAGCAAAAAGCTTCAGCGAAGCCAAAGGCTACCGCGAAAAAAGAAACTCTAACTAGCCGAGTAGATTCTTTGGAATCTAAAATGGATAAAATCCTTGAGATTCTATCTGCTAAATAAAATATATTTAGTTAATTTATATAGCCTATTACGAAGTAGTAGGCTTTATTAAATTAACTCTGAAACAAAAGGCTCGAAGATTATGTATAAAGTTATATTTGATGGTAATGTAATGCTCTGTAAAGATTTAGAAGATGCTACTGAAACTGCCATGCATTTAAGAAATGCTGAATATAGTTTAGTGGAGGTTATCCCTGCAGAGCCAACTGACATAGATTCTTTTATCGAAGTGGAGGTATGAATGATTATTCTTGACTTGTCTTTTATAATAGTGTTATCCTTATCTGGACTTATAATTTATTTGATTGGTAAGGAGATAGACTTATGAAAAAGATTTATACAGTTTGGGCAGGAGGTATCGAAGTAAATCAATACTACATCACCAAAAGTGAAGCAGAAAAATTAGCGGCTATTTATAAAGCTGAAGGTTATAATGACGTTTACATTGAAAAGGTATAGAGTTATGAAAAAAGTTGATTTGTTTTACACCCCGACTAGCATGAAAGACTTAGAAGATAGACTTGAAAGCTATTCAGGTTCAGAAAAAGCAGTGGCTTGGCTAGGGGCAATGATGGCTTGGAATCTGGCTTGTAAGATAGTCGAAGATGCAAAAGAAACAGAGGTTAAATAATATGATAGAACTACAAAAGACTTTAAAGTCACGTTTAGATGCTGATTTGATTAGCACTTGTGGTATACTACGAATCTGTATCAGTCATCGTCCTAAAAATCCTGATAATTTTAAACCTGAAGGTGAATATATGTTACATAGTTGGGGAGATGAGGGCGGTCAGATGGATATATTCTGGGGTCACTACGACCTTACAGTTAAAGAGGCATTAGATTTATGGGATGCCAAACTTAATCAACAGATTAAATGGTTTAAATAATTAATATATACCCTATTACTTAATGACTTATAAGTTAGTAAGTTCTTACGAACTAACTTATAAGTCATTAAGTTATAGGGTAACTCAACGCCGAGGAAATGCCGATGTTTCATACACACTGCAAAGCTGTACAAGAATATTCTCAACGTAGTGCTTACAATATGTCAGATACTATACTCATGGTAGTTCTAAGCATTCAACAAAACTGGCTCAGTGTTGG